CGGACAACACGATAAACCTACGGACAACCGACAGGGATAGGGTTGTTTACCCTTTGCTGTTTGCTGACCTGCAATCGATGACCGTAGGCGTTGGTGCGCTTACGCTTGGCGTTAGCGTGCTGATAATGGACAGGGTTGAGGATAGCCGCAACCTATCAACAGTGGTGACTGGTAGCGTAGTGGCGCGGTGGACGGATAACGAAGACGAGGTATTGAACGACACGCTGTACATTATGCGTGACTTCATCAGCAAGTTCACCAACGACCCTGCGAAGGATTACACGTTGCAGGATGCGGTGAGTGCAACGCGGTTTGTGGAGGCGCGGGATGACAAAGTCGCTGGGTGGCAAGCGACCGCAAACTTCGACTTTGAATATCCGCACAATTCTTGCGAAGTTCCCGATTGAGTGGTATTTAACTAAAAACAGCGATATGAACATTGGGCAACAATTAGACGCGATGCTGGGTGGCTACGGCGCGATAACCGTAGTCACAGGCGCGGTCACAGGTCAGGCGTTTGAATTTCTTGTGGTGAATGCATCCACGAGCTTCACGACTTTGACCGACAGCGAAGGCAACAACGCGCTGACGTACTTGGGATTGAGTGGCATTACGGTGATGACAGGGATGATTGTCAGGGCGCGTAACGGCTTGAAGTTGGCCGCGGTCACAGTGTCAGGTGGCAACGTATTTGCGTACAGCTGATGGCATTAGCGCACGGATATGCACTGCCTTTTGTGACGCAGAAGGTAGTGGGCGACTTCGCGAGCGATAACGCGGCGGCGGCGGCGCGAGCGATTGCATCGGGCGCGACCAAGGAAGCGGCGGGCAGTTGCCTTGATGCGCGAGCCATTAACTTGCAGATGCGAGTGCCGCAACGCACGGATACCAACCTGCTGACCAATAGCGCAATGGCAGGGGCAACAGGTAGCGTGTTGCCAACGAAGTGGGTGAGTGGTAGCGTCAATGGATTGACAATGACCATTTCGAGCGCGTTCACCAGTGCAGGCTTTCAGGCGATTGACTGGACTGTTAGCGGCACGGCGGCAGAGGATGGCACGATTTACATAGGTTGCGAGCCTAACGACAACACAAACGCAATCCCTGCCAGCGTGGGTCAGCAGTACATAGGGGCGATGAGTTTGGGTAAGCAAGCAGGCACAATCCCTGCAACGATGGTGATGCAGGTGTTGGGGCAGGTGTCAAGTGCTGGCACGGTAAATGAAACAGCGAACAACACTACGGAACTGGCTACCTTGACTTCAAGCAGTTTAACGCGCATCAACACCGCAGTTCTTTCGATTGCCAGTGCAACCACTGACAGGGTGAATTTCAGGCTTACGGCTGACGTTGCGGCGTTGGATGTCATCAGCTTTACGATACGCATTGCCGCGCCGCAGGTGGAACGCAATGATAGGATTTCGCCTTACATCACAACCACGACAGGAGCGGCGAGCAGGGTGACTGGACAGCCTTCGCTTTTGATTGTGCCGCAACTTACGCGGGCAGGCGTTGTCTATCCGCAATTGCCTGTGGTGAGCGGTGCTGACTTCACCTTCACGCGAGCGACCACCGCCACGCGGGTGAATGCGAGTGGCTTGATTGAATCGGTGGCTTCGGGAGTGCTTCGCTTGGACTACCCTGTGACAGGCGGTTGCCCTGCGGCGTTGATTGAGCCGAGTGGGACAAACTTCGCTCGTTGGGTTAATCAGATGACTGCTCAATTTGTACCTGCGGCATCAGGTGGATTGACCACTACAACAGGCAGCACGGACTTTCTTGCACCTGATGGAACGAGTGGCAGTATAACCAAGTATGTCGGAGGTGCAGCGAGCGGAATCAGTCAATATGCTTATTATTCAGGCGGAGATATTACTGTTGCTGCAATAGGTCAGCACACTTTTAGTTTGTTTGTAAAACGCGGAGCAACAAACCCATTGACTTTTTGTGCTTTAAGTATTGAATTCTATGCTGGCGGTAGTGGAACCATAGTCTCATATTTCAACCTTGCCAGCGGAACGGCTTTGACTGCAGGCGCAAGCATTCAAGACTACGGCAATGGATGGTATAGGCTTATTTCAGCACCATATACTATTGCATCAGGCGATTTGAGTGGGCAGCTTGTGTTCTTTATGGCCGAAGGCAACAATGACATAAATTGGCCAGCATCGGGCGCACTTGGGCTAACCGCTTACACTTGGGGCGCACAGTTTGAACCGAGCAGCGTCGCGACCACATACATCCCCACCACGACAGCAGCAGTCAGCCGTGCCGCTGATGTCATCAGCGCATCGGGGGTATCGGGGTATATCGGGCAGACGGAAGGTACGATTTATGCGGAGGTGGATTTGAGGAATTTGGGGGCAAATATGTCAATTATAAATGTACAAACTGTGTCTTATGTAAGTGGCGCAGTTAGGATGGAGGTAACAACATCTAATACTTTGCGCATTCAAATTAGAGATGCTTCGGGAACATCAAGGCTTGACCAAATTATTTCTTCACCAGCATTAACATCGGGCATTAGTAAAATAGCAATAGGGTATAGCAGTGATGCAAGTGGCGTGGTTACGGCATTAAATGGCACAATTATCAACACGACAACCGTAAGTGCATCATTCGGAACGCTTGGGGCATCAAGAGTATATTTAGGTTCAAGGGAAGCATCAGGCGCATTTGACTTGTTTTTTAACAACCGCATCCGTGCTGCTGCCCTCTACACCACAAGGCTATCAAATGACCAACTCGCCAACATCACCCGACTAACGTAATGGCTACCTTCCGCAAATACGCCTTCCCAACCAAAGCCGAGTTTGAGGCTTTCTATCAACTATCGCAACCCGATGCCACCTGCGTGGAGTTGGGCGACATCGACAACACCTACTGCGTGGACTTGCTGTGGGATGACCAACCCGATGCAGATTGGGAGCAGTTTGAAGTTTGGCCTGAACCTGTCGGCGTACACACCTTCCTTGGCTGGGACGAACAATACACAAAGGACTATAATGAAAGAATTTCTTAATTCCATCGGCATCAACATCGGCCTAACCATTGCAGGTTTCCTCGGCTCGCTTCTGCTTCTACCAAAGCAACGCAATTGGAAGTTGCAGTTGGTCAGCGTGTTCAGCGGCTGCCTTTGCGCCACCTACCTCGCGCCTGTGCTGATTGGCTTTCTGAACATCAACGCGCCCAACATCCAGTACGGCTTGGCGTTCTTGGTCGGATTCAGTGGAGTGAAGATTGCCGAGGTGTTGGAGGCCAAAATCATAAAGACCCTGAGCAGTGATAATAACGCGGAACGCGGCTAACATCCACACACTCGCCTATGCGGGTGACGAACTGAACTTACTGCTCATTAGCGACCTTCATTGGGATAATCCCAAATGCGACCGCGACTTGCTGAAAAGGCATTTGGACGCGGCAAAAGCAAAAGGCGCAGGTATCATCGTAAACGGTGACTTCTTTTGTTTGATGCAAGGCAAAGGCGACCCGCGTAAAAGTAAGGATGACATCCGACCCGAACACAACAAGGGCAATTACTTACAGGCCGTTGTGGAAGATGCGGTCGAGTGGTTCACGCCTTACAAAGACAACCTGCTATTGATAGGCTACGGCAATCACGAAACGCAGATTATCAAGCATATGGAGTTTGACCCGCTTCAAATGTTCCAATCCATCTACAACTACAAGAACCAAAGCAACCTGCACATCGGTGGATACGGTGGCACGGTGAAGGTGCTGGGGAAAATTCGTAGCGGCTTACATCGCGCCTTCGTCATCCACTACTACCACGGAAGCGGTGGAGGCGGCCCAGTCACCAAGGGTGTCATCCAAGACCAACGCATAATGGCATTCGTGGAAGGCTACGACCTGACGTGGCAAGGTCACGTTCACGAGTTGTATCACCACGTGAATATGGTTCAGTATTTCAACCGAACGCAAGACATCATCCAGCAGAGGCGTGTACATCAACTGCGCACCAGCACATACAAAGAGGAGTACGGTGCTGGTGAAGGAGGCTTCCACGTTGAGAGGGGTCGCTCACCGAAGCCGCTTGGTGGGTATTGGATGAACCTGCAACAAGAACGACTGCGGAAGATAGAGGACAACGGCAAGGAAAAGGACAGGGTGGAGTGGGTGGTCAAGTTGCACACTACTTAATTGCACGATATGAGAAATATTAAGTACCTCGTGGTGCATTGTACAGGCACGCCACAAAGCACAACGGTTGAAAGCATCCAGCGCTACTGGCGTGAACGCTTGGGGTGGAAGGCGAGTGGCTATCACAAAATAGTAAAAGCAAATGGCGAGGTTATCACTTTGGCGCAGGATGATGAGATTTGCAACGGGGTGGCTGGCTATAATTCTGCTTCACTTCACGTATCCTATATTGGTGGCATTGATTCGCGTGGCAATGCATTTGACAATCGAACGCAGGGCCAAAAGGATGCGCTCAGTCAAGTCCTACACGCGTGGCGGGCCAAGTACCCCAACGCCCAGATTCAAGGCCACCGCGACTTCCCACGAGTAAACAAGGCTTGCCCTTCCTTCGATGCTAAAAGCGAGTACGCTCATATTTAGCATCCTGCTAACTGGTTGCTGTCGCAAGGCAGTGGAAGTCCGCACGAACACGGTTGTGCAGAAGGACAGCGTTATGATTGAGGTGCCGAGGTTCACGGAGCTGTACATTGACAACCCCTGCGATAGTGCGGGCATCCTGCGGCAGTTCAGATTAACGGATAGCACGAAAACAAGCGTTTTAAGCGCATCAAATTACAAGGGTGGCATTCGCATCCAACTGCGCAGAGATACGGTCATACAACGCTTCGTAGAGCGCGACACGGTAACGATTGAACGCGTGGTGAAAGTCGAGCCTGCAAAGCGCAAGAATCGGATGGCATTTGTGTGGTTCGGAGTGGCACTGGGATTGGTGCTTTCGATTGCGGCTTTCCGCTTGATGCGCCTGTAAAAAAAAGCAGTTCAAAATTCAACATTCGATTTAAGGCCATTTTTAGCCATTTTAAGCGATGCAATAACTTACATATATATATATACCACTTGCACCGAGAAAGTGGCTTAAATTAAAATGATGCGTTTAGAGAGCGTAGGCGCATATTATTTTTAGTGTTATGAATGCTACCCTGTAAAATTGCGGCTTTCTGCTTGATGCGGCTGTAATCGAGGCTTGTCGGGAAGGCTTTTTCTAAACTTTTTTTTGGAATGTGCGTTTAGACGCTGGAAACGCAGAAAAAAAAATAAAAAAAAGTATACAACCTATATATATATGTATGTATATTTGCATATACCAAAACGGTAGCAACTAACCCTCTAAACCCCAAACCAATGAACAACCAATTTCAAAAAGTCGCACACGATGAAGCCTGCATTGACACGCTAATCGGTATGTTTTTAAACCGCCAAGGTTATTCCGATACTCACCCAATTGGCCTTGTTGAAGGTACA